ATGATTTGTTATTCCGAAGTTTTCACGAAGAAGCTGCCTATTAAGCGGCTTTCTCGTCTGACTTCGGGATAACTATTTCCTCGGTATTATCCTGATTATCCCGATATCGGGATAACACTGATTTATCCATAGCAGGTAAGCGTGATGGCTTGGATGGGAAACGTTCAAGTCTTTTTTATGAAGCCATCCGAATCGTAAAAGAAATGAGGTGTGCTACAGATGGCAAAAAGCCAAGATATATTGTCTGGGAAAACGTGCCTGGAGCGTTCTCATCAAACAAAGGAGAAGATTTCAGATGTGTCCTTGAAGGCATCTGCCACATCGAAAATGAAACCATATCAATTCCTAAAACTGATAAATGGAAACAAGCAGGAAGTATCGTGGGAGATCATTTCTCCCTTGCCTGGCGAGTGCTGGATGCTCAATACTGGGGAGTTCCCCAACGAAGAAAACGAATCTTCCTTGTCGCAGATTTTGCAGGTGGGGGTGCCGGAGAAATACTATTTAAGTCAGAAGGCTTGTCTGGGTATTCTAAGGAGAGCATCCGCTCGTGGCAAGGTGCTCCCAGCTATATTGCAGACAGCACTGGAGAGGCAGGCACAATCTGCTTAAATGACCAGGGCGGTAATCGTATGGATGTGACAAAGGATATCACTTGTACCCTACGTGCTAAGTCAAATCATCCACCTTGTGTTATGGACTCGGCTGTTTTTGATAATCACGGAAAGGATACTCGTTTTAGTGGGCCGATTGATGTTGCACCAACTATTTCTGCTACTTATGGAACAGGCGGCAACAATCAGCCATTTGTTGTGGAAAATCCTAAGACCTACGATGTGCGATTTACCTCAGAAGGAACAATCAATGCACGTTCAAATGTCTATGAAAGTGATACAGCAAGAACCATTGATACGTCTGGCAATGCTCCGGATAGCAATCAAGGTGGTATTGCTGTGGTAGAAAGTTATGCCTTGCAAGGCTCTATGATAGGCAGAGATGACAAGAATGGACCACGAGGTGATGGTGTTAATGAGGAAGTCAGCTTTACTTTAAATACTGTAGATAAACATGCTGTCGTTTATGCGATTGATAGGGAGTCTTTCAACTGTGGTCAAAATTATGCTAGAAATCTTGGAATTACAGAAGATGGGATAAGTTCAACACTGAATGCACAGGGTCCTAGTGCAGTGGCAACCCCTACCTACTCATCAAGTAAGGCATCATTTTTTACAAATGCCGAGAAAGAACTTGCTAATACTTTAGTTGCCACAGATTATAAAGATCCACCGCTTATTAATGGTAATGACGATATAGAATACACAGTCAGAAGATTGACACCAACAGAGTGTGCAAGGTTGCAGGGTTTCCCCGATTGGTGGTGTAGTGATTTAGGGATAGAAAACCCAACGATGGATGACCTTCGCACCTGGTATGACATATTTGAAACACACCGTAAAGTGACCGGCAGTTATTCAAAAGCCAAGACACTAAAGCAAATATCTAAGTGGCTAAAGAATCCGCATTCTGATTCTGCTGAATATAAGATGTGGGGCAATGGAGTGGCTCTTCCCAATGTATGTTTTGTGCTGTCTGGTATTGTTTGGTATACACAATTAGAAGGAAATACTTAATCCATATTTCTATTCTGAATTAGCGATAAAAAGCTTGATAAATAAGTGTTTTAGAGTGATATATGTACATACCAAAACAAAGGAGGTTTTGTACATGATCATTAATTATAACGTAACAGGGTCAGAGCGAAAGAGGTTAGTGACAGCACTTAGCGACATCACAGGTGTTAAAGCAAAGTACCTTGGAATGCCAAGCATGGCTTATGAGGTGGATGCCTTTATCATCGACAAGAATGGGAGCCTTGAATTTAGTGATAAGGTAGACAGTGAAAAAATCGAAAACGTGGCCCAGTGTTTGGCAAACGAGGGTTTTATTGCAGAAGAGCAAATTGACGCCACTGAGGGCAAACAAACCGCAGACAGTGAGGCTTTAAGCCTTTGCGTATCAATGCCAAGGAGTAGCTTTACAGAAAAGGCACTTGAAAACCTAAAAGCGATTGTTGAGGCAAAAGGCGATCTTATCCGTCATGCACTTGAGGCAGAAGACTTACCGATTGAAATTTCTGAAGATGAAGTTTCATTCCCATGGTTTAAAGAAATACCAACACCAGAAGAGGTTAAGGCTTACAACCATTTTATTTCTGCGCTTTGCGAGATGGCAAGAAACCAGAAACGCATTACTGCAAAAGAAAAGGAAATCTCAAATGAAAAATACGCATTTAGATGCTTTTTGCTCCGCCTTGGATTTATTGGCAAAGAGTATAAAGAAGAACGAAAAATATTGCTCAGAAATCTAACCGGTTCTGCGGCATTCAAAGGAGGAGTAAAAAATGAGGATAATCAGTAAAGAACAACTGCTAAACCTTCGTGAGAAGTACCCTGCTGGATGTCGAGTAGAACTATTAAAGATGGATGATATTCAAGCTCCAAAGATTGGTACAAAAGGAACAGTTGTAGGAGTAGACGATATTGGTTCTATTATGGTGCGTTGGGATTCAGGCTCCAGCCTCTCAGTCGCTTTTGGCGAAGACCTGTGCAGGAGGATTCACGATGACAGATAAGATAAAACAACAGATTATTGCTATTCGTGAAACAGGTGAAACCAATATGTTTGATGTACGAAAAGTACAGGAAATTGCTCTAAGGGAAGGATATGACGAGTTACTTCTTTACCTTGCAGATAACATCGGGGCTTATTCCAGGTTCATTCTGACCGGTAAGGAGGAATAAAGCCATGTGGAAAGAAGGTAGCATCAAAGTTCATGACAGTATCATCCATTATTGGGTAAAGTGCTATGAGAAATGCTCTGAATTTGGCATTGGCGAAGGTCGCATCTCTAAGCTGATGCTTAAACGTAACGGCAATATTATTGCAAACTATGACCGAGGCTGGGACATTGAACCTGTGGATGAGGTTGCAGAAATTGCGCTTGCAATCCTATTGCTAGAACACAACTAAATAGTAACAGAGGACAGTGCCAAAATTGGCTCTGTTTCTCGTATGAATAGAATGATAAGGCTTGCTTGATGCAGGTCTATTTTTATGCTTGTTGGGAGGTGACCGCATATTAGAAAATTGAAGAAATATAAACCGACAGCGTTTATGGCAAAGGGCTCTTATTACGATAAAGATTCTGCAGACTATGCGGTCAACTTTATTGAGTGCTTAAGCCATACCAAAGGTAAATGGTCAGGAAAGCCTTTTGAACTCATAGATTGGCAAGAGCAAATCATCAGAGATATTTTTGGAACACTTAAACCAAATGGATATAGACAGTTTAATACAGCTTATATTGAGATACCAAAGAAAATGGGTAAATCAGAACTTGCGGCTGCTGTTGCCCTACTTCTTTGTTGTGGTGATGGTGAAGAAAGAGCGGAGGTTTATGGTTGTGCTGCAGATCGTCAGCAAGCATCGATAGTATTTGAAGTTGCAGCTGATATGGTGCGTATGAGCCCGGCACTTAGTAAACGAGTTAAAATCCTGTCGGCAACAAAGCGTATTGTTTTTCAGCCGACAAATAGTTTTTATCAAGTGCTTTCAGCTGAAGCCTATTCAAAACATGGTTTTAATATACACGGTGTTGTTTTTGATGAACTTCATACCCAGCCCAATAGAAAACTCTTTGATGTTATGACCAAGGGTTCTGGTGATGCAAGAACCCAACCGCTGTATTTTCTTATTACCACTGCAGGGTCAGACACCAAATCTATCTGCTATGAGACACATCAAAAAGCGAAAGACCTCTTGGAAGGGCGAAAGGTTGACCCTACATTTTATCCAGTTATTTATGGAGCAGACGAATCTGATGATTGGACTGATCCAAAAGTATGGAAAAAAGCAAATCCAAGCCTAGGGATTACAGTGGGAATCGACAAGGTAAAAGCCGCTTGTGAATCTGCAAAGCAAAATCCTGCAGAAGAGAATACATTTAGGCAGTTAAGACTTAATCAATGGGTCAAACAAGCAGTTAGATGGATGCCAATGGATAAGTGGGATAAATGTGCTTTTGCCGTAAATGAAGAAGACTTACTTGGAAGAGTTTGCTATGGCGGTCTAGACCTTTCAAGTTCCATAGATATAACAGCCTTTGTACTCGTGTTTCCACCGGAAGATGAAGATGACAAATATGTTGTTCTTCCCTATTTTTGGTTACCGGAAGAAACCCTTAATCTCAGAGTCAATCGTGACCATGTCCCCTACGATGTATGGGAAAAGCAAGGTTACCTTAAAACTACTGAAGGCAATGTTGTGCATTATGGTTTCATTGAGAAGTTTATTGAAAGTCTTGGTGAGAAATATAATATTCGAGAAATTGCCTTTGACCGTTGGGGTGCAGTTCAGATGGTACAAAACCTTGAAGGCATGGGATTTACCGTTGTTCCATTTGGACAGGGATTTAAAGATATGAGTCCACCAACCAAGGAACTTATGAAACTGACATTGGAGGAAAAAGTCGCACATGGTGGACATCCCGTTCTTAGATGGATGATGGATAATATTTTTATTCGTACTGATCCGGCGGGCAACATTAAACCGGATAAAGAGAAGTCAACAGAAAAAATAGATGGTGCTGTAGCCACTATTATGGCACTGGATAGAGCAATTCGCTGTGGCAATGATACGAGTGCTTCGGTTTATGACGGTCGGGGATTACTCGTGTTTTAGGAGAGGAGAGTGATGCAGATGGGGCTATTTACAAATATTTTTAAAGCACGTGACAAACCACAAAATCGAACTGCAGGGAGCAACTATAGTTTCCTTTTTGGCGGCTCGACAAGCGGCAAGCCTGTTAATGAGCATACAGCCATGCAAATGACTGCAGTGTATTCCTGCGTGAGGATATTAGCAGAGGCTGTGGCAGGGCTTCCCCTTCATCTATACAAATACACCGATAGCGGCGGTAAGGAGAAAGCACTTTCTCATCCGCTATATTTTTTATTACATGATGAACCAAATCCAGAGATGAGTTCTTTCGTTTTCCGCGAGACGATGATGACTCATCTTTTATTATGGGGCAATGCCTATGCTCAGATTATTCGAAACGGCAAAGGTGAAGTCATAGCACTGTATCCACTAATGCCAAATCGAATGTCTGTGGATCGAGATTCCAGTGGAAATCTCTATTATTCTTACACCAGGTATTCCGATGATGCACCAACGATGAACGGTGTGGCGGTTACATTAAGACCAAGCGATGTACTTCATATTCCAGGTTTAGGCTTTGATGGTCTTGTGGGTTACTCGCCGATTGCTATGGCTAAGAATGCTATAGGTATGGCAATAGCATGTGAGGAATATGGAGCTAAGTTCTTTGCGAATGGGGCAGCACCAGGAGGGGTACTTGAACATCCTGGCACCATTAAAGACCCTCAGAAAGTAAGGGAAAGTTGGAATGCAGCCTATCAAGGGAGTAGCAACTCTCATCGCGTAGCAGTACTTGAAGAAGGCATGAAATACCAGCCAATTGGTATCTCGCCGGAGCAAGCTCAGTTTTTAGAAACAAGGAAATTTCAAATCAATGAAATCGCTCGAATTTTCCGCGTACCTCCACATATGGTTGGGGACTTGGAAAAGTCGAGTTTTTCTAATATTGAACAGCAATCACTGGAGTTTGTGAAATACACTTTGGACCCTTGGGTTATTCGCTGGGAACAGGCCATAAGCAGGGCGCTTTTAAGATCAGATGAAAAGAAACAGTATTTTTCCAAGTTTAACGTAGATGGTCTGCTTCGTGGAGATTATGTTTCTCGAATGAGCGGCTATGCAACCGCCAGACAAAACGGATGGATGAGCGC